GCCGCTATCGGGTGGCGGACATGCTGGTGAACGAGAAGGTGCGGCTGGTTACGGCGGCGAGCCTGCGTTCAATCGTTCGTGTGAAGGGCGTTGGCGCGGAGGACACGGAGAAGGCTGGGAAGATGGAAGTGCTTATGCGGTGGGTCATTCGCAATAAGCTGGGATTCGCATACGTTCGAGAGATCATTAAGCTGGCCCAATATGTGTTTGGCGACACGCCTGGGGTCGGATTCATGGCGGTGAGGTGGAAGCTGGAACGATCACTACGCCTGGAAACCGTGACGCTCGAAGAACTCATGGAAGAGTATGTTGCGGTTGTGACGGAAAATCCGCAGAAGAATATCCCGGAAGGTTCTGACCTGTTGGAACAGGAAGTGGTCGAGCAGGCGCAGGCGGCGGCACAGGACTTCATTGTCGCAATCTCGGATGAGGAGACTGGCGACGAGTTGCTGGAGGGATTATTGCTACAATTCTTCGATCACGTCAAACCGGCGCGGGCGAAGAAGATGGTGAAGCAGCTTCGACGGACAGGTGAGGCTGAGTTCCCAATGCCGTATGACAAGACGGATGCGCCGTGGATTGGTGCGAAGCGGCTGTATCAGGATGTGTTCATTCCTCAGAACACAACGGATCACGTTCGGATCATGTTCGAGCCTGAGTGGCTGACGAAGACGCAGATCGAGGAACGTGCAGCCACGGAGGGATGGAGTGATGCGTTTAGGGACGGGGTTCTGGAGCACGAGGGAGAACCGGGGCTTCAGGAATACACGAGGAACGAGGCGCAGGCGGAGACGACCGTGGTGGTGGCGATGGACAAAACGAACTATCGCGGCCTGTATCAGATCATCCATGCATGGTACTGGTCTTCCAATGAGGACGGGATACCGGGTCTGTATATAGTAACGTTCAACAATGACGTTGATGTCGCTGCGAAGGAGAGGGAGCTGGTCGACTATCCACATGGCGGGATTCCGGGTCAGTTTGTTCAGCGTGAGGTGCTGACGAGCCGACTGCTGGATTCGCGCGGATTGGCTGAACTGTCGAGCACGGATCAGAGTCTGATCAAGCTGTACGGCGATAGCCACGGGGATTATGCGCAGGTCAGCGGAGTGCCGCCGATCGTGACGGTGAAACGGAAATCGCTTGGGAAGCTGTATATTGGACCAATGGTTGAGCTTCCGGCGAGGCGCGCGGATGAATACAAATATCTTGTGCCACCGCCATATCCGAGCACGGTAACGAACATGCTGGATGCGCTGGAGAAGCGGATCAATGAGTATCATGGACGAAATGGCGAGGACGTGGATCCGCAACTTGTGCAGCTGGCGAATGAGTTCACCGTGTTGTGGTGGCTTACCAACCTGCGGGAAATCCAGACGCAGCTAATGCAGCTGGTGCAGGAGTATATGCCGGAGGAAGAGTTGCTTCGCGTGACGGGGCAAAGTGGTGAGGTCTTGTTCGCGAGTAGGGACGAGATTCAGGGCGAGTTCGATATGGAGTTGGCGTTCGACGTGCGCGATATGGATATCGAGTTCCTAAAGGCGATGGGTGAAATCGTCAGCGCGGTATTGATGCCGATGGATAAGAGCAACACGATGGAGACGAGCGCGATTGTCAAGGCGCTGTTGTATCGGTTGAGCCCGGAGCTTGCGGAGTCGGCACTGAAACCCGTTGAGCAGGCGCAGGCGGATGAGCTTGAAGATGAAATGCGGAACTATGGGAAGATCCGTGGCGGGGTCGAGCCGCCGATGGTTGACGATGGTAGTCAGGACTATGCGACGCGGCTGTCGCTCTACACGTCGATCCTTGAAGGGAACCCGAACGCGTTCGCAGACCTGGCGCCTGACAAGCTGGAGCTGCTACAGAAGCGCATGGAGCACCTGCAGTTCATGTCGGAACAGTTCAATGAGAATAGTCAAATCGGGCGGACGGGCGTTCAGCCCGGCCTAAGCCAACAGGGGGGATGATATGATACGGTGGATTCTGTCACAGATGCGGATCAGGCGACGGAGAATGCGACTTCCGCTCCCGATGAGCGAGAAGGAGCTGAATGAGGCGTTCAGGGTGGATGAGAACAATCCGCTGCTGAGGGCGGTGCTTCACATGCTCCAGCGGGAGAGGGAAATATCTGTTGAGTACGCCAAGCGCGGCGACATAAAGGACGCTGATAGGGCGCTTCATTGCGGGCGCATGGACGCCTGCGACGACTTGCAGGAAAACATCATGACGGCGGTTGACACGTCTGCTGCGCTTGCACGGGGCCTGGACCCGAGCAAGATGAAGCCACAGCTGCGAACATAGGGAGTATTAAATTGGTCCGATTCGGTCTTATTAGGTCCGATTCGGTCCGGTTGTGCGCTGGCAGGATTGCGTAACTAATAAATTCAGTGCGAAAGTGAGGCCGTAGGCGGGTTATCCGTCTGCGGCCTTTTACTTTGTCGGGCCTAAAACGACGATGGAACTCCGAATGATGGGAGCAAACATCATGGGCGATAAGAACAAAAAGGATACGTCGGCCGCTGCTGCGGAAGAGAACGCGGTGGAAATCGGCGGGGGTGCTGGGAGCCTGGCCAAGCACTACATGCAGAATGTACTGGGCGATGAGACAGAGGAAGCAACGGAGGAAGTGACTGAGGAGCAGGACGACGCCACAGAGGGCGCTGAGGAGACAACCGAAGAGGCAGAGGCCGAAGAGGCGGAAGAGAATGAAGCCACAGAGGACGATGCGGAAGCGGGCGACGACGACGCGGAGGGGGATGGCGACGACGAGGATCAGATCCAGGAGGAGGAGATTAAGGGTCTGACCGAGGGCGCGCAAGCGGCCGTCAATAAGCGCATTGGGAAAATCACAGCCAAGAGGAAGGAAGCCGAGGAGGCTGCTGAGGCTGCGGAACAACGCGCGACGGAAGCTGAAACGAAATTGGCCGAAGCGGAAACAGGGAAATCGGCCGAAGAGTTTGCTGCAGCGACCAACCTGCAACTTCATCCAGACTACGTGAGCAAGGAGGAGATTGCTTTGATTCAGGAATCGGATAAGCTGATCGCCAGCGAGGAATGGCTTGCTGAACATCTTGATGGCTATGAGGGGAACGGGACCGATGCGGATCCAGCCTACACGGCGCAAGAGGTTCGACGACGCCATGTTCAAGTTGGCAAGCGACTTCGATCGATTCAGAGCAAGGCGGAATCAGCACGCGAGAATGCCAGCAAGCAAATGCTTGAGGACATGGAAGCGGGCCGGGCCGCACGCTTGGGGAAACCCAGCAAATCCGCGCCAGCGAAGAAGTCTGCGAAGAAGAAATCAAAGCCACCCGTTGTTCCCGTTGCACACAGTGGAACGCGGAAGAAACCGGTCAGCGCCAAGAGTAAGGGCGCGAAGGGTTTCTCTAATGAAACATTTGAAGAAAGTGGAGGCGGTAAGGATGCCCTGGTTTCGGAATACGAGCGAATGCTAGGGGGTTGACCGTTTTCCTGGAGGATTGACGATGGCTGGAATGTATGAAGTTGATCAACCGATGAAGCGTGAAGAACTCGGAAACGTGATCTTCATTGCTGAGTCGGAGAAGACGCCGTTTTCACGTTTGATTAAACGCGGGCCAAGGCCGAAGCAAACGCTGAGTTCATGGCCGGTGCAGCTGTATCCGCGAAGGAAGTTCAGCGGCACGATGGACGGAACTGACATCAGCACGTTCAACAGCACAACGCGTCAGGAGATTGAAGCCTACGCGATGCTGATGCGGACTGAGGGCTGGTTGGTCTCACGTTTGGCGAAGATCACGGATGCGGCCGGGGTGAACCGCAATGAGAAGGCAAAGCAGATGGCGGACGATGGTTTGATTCTGGCTCAGATGATTGAGCGGAACATGCTGTCGAATGTTGATACGCAGGCGCAGTCGGGTCAGAATACTCCGTATCGCTCACGCGGTGCGTTTAGCTGGCTGGCAAGTGCCGAGCAGTCAACGAAGCCCGTACCGGAAGACTTCCGGCCGTCGACAAACTCGCGGTACACGGATGCTCTGGCGGATCTGACGCCCGCCCTATTCGAGGGGTTGCTGGAATCGGCCGCCACTGAGAAGCGGGCACCGGTTGACCTGGACGGATTCTGTGGCTTGAAGTTGAAGCGGCAGATGAGCACCTGGGCACAGCGGGACACTGAGGCGTCGGCGACTGATCAGGCGCTTGTTCGGTATAACCTGAATGCGAGTGAGAAGAAACTGATGCAGGTTGTTGACTTCTTCCAGTTTGACGCTGGAATGGTCAGGACGCTTCTCTCCTTCTACCTGCGTTGCACTGAAGCGACTGGCGAGGATTCCGACTACACGACACGTTCGGGCTTGTTCCTGGACATGAGTATGTGGGAAGTCGGGTTCATGGATCAGCCTGCGGCATACATGGCGAAGGATGAGGGCGGTGGTCCGCGCGGATATCACGATGCCGTGTATATCA